GAGCTTCCTTTAGGAAGGTTTACAGCATGTAAAAATTTAGTTCTTTGATCATTACTAGAAAAAGCAATAAGCATTCTACCACTGTTTTTATCACAGTCATCATCACCTATCCATTTAAAGACTGAACTTGCAGCTTGATACAATGACCCAAACTTTAAATTTACTCTATATCTCCAACATTTTAAATTGTTTGATGGACCTTTTAAACAGATAAGATATGGGTCCCTAGCTTCCTCTTCAAGTCTTCTAAGTCTTGACAAATTGTGTGCCGGAACTGATCGATGGCTGCTGCCCACTGCTTCAGCAGTAACTGTAGTGGTCCCTCGTCGTCTTTTGGCTCCTCTGGTGGTATATTCTCCTTCTCCCCCTCGTTCTCCTCGTCGTCGTCTTCGAAGTCTGGTCTCTGGTGACGCTGTGGTGGTTGTTGGAAGGTTTTCTTCAAAATGCCTTTCAGCGGGTCGTCTAGTAGAAGGGCCTTCCTCTGGTGAGGAATCCCTGCTCCTCCGCTGGGACTGGAGCCTTTTTTCGGAGTCGAGGGGGGGTTTTGAGGAGCTAGTAACAACAGAGGAAATAGTTGTATTTTCATATTTTACAGTCCATTGTCCTGTATTCCCATACCTCTCTGCATCTTCATGAAATAACAAGAAATATATTTTTTCTCCTGTTACATCAGTATATGAAAGTCCATTATGGTCCACCTCACCTGGCACTTTGTGCCACACATCTTGTAAATCCTGATAATAAATGGCTTTCCATTGAGTATATACCATTACATTTTGAGGGTCATTATCAAATTGCACTTCTACTGAATACCCTTGTTTTTTAAATGTATTCTTTGGAGCAGTTAACACTAGTTCTGCACTAGTTTCTGGTAATGTCCAAGGTTCATTTCCATATCTAGATTTAGACAAGCTGCGTAACAAAATAGTCATTTTAATAGCTAATTTTGCATTGTACTCAGACACCTGTGTTGTTGGTAATGTCTGCAGCCCTAAAGTTTTATAATTTTCTTTTTTAGCATAAAACATAAGTACGTTTAATTTTCTGGTTAAATCCCAATGTTTTATTTGACTTTCAAGAGATGTAGATGCTGTTTCATAAAGAGTCAGCAGTTGATCCTGCAGTAAGTCGAAACGGGCGCTCAAGTCTGCCTGATTCATCTTCTTCTTCAAAGTGCAGATCTAACTGGGTTGCAAGCTTAATAAAAAAACATTTCCAAGTTTCATCAGTAATAATATATACAGGATTTCCATGCTCATCTATGGGCATTTTACTTGGAAAATAAAATGGTGTGATTCTGCTATGCAAATATTTTAATGTTAAATCTTCAGTAACATTATGATTGGTAGTAACAATCAATGGTGGTAATTTCATTTGTGCAGGTGCTCTATGTTTAGCATCTACTGAAATATAATTTCCATCTAATGCTGCTCTCATATTTATATCCATGAACTGCCATGCTTGATATGTACAATCATCTAACAAACCAATTTTACAATCTTGCAAAGGCATTAAAAAAAACTGACTTTGCCTATTCATCATTGAAACAACTTTACCTTTTAAAAAATTAATTAATGAGAATGCAAAATATGATTTACCAGTATCAGGCGGACCATAAAACACTAAACAATTTTTTTTAGGAATACATTTGAATAACTGTCTTAAAGCTGTAAGAAATGCAATTACATTTATATTTTCGTATCTCAAGTATGCTGCTATTGTTTTCCATTCTCCTGTTGAGGAACATTCATTACAACATTTAAAAATCCACTCAGACATAGTCATTTGTCTCATTTCATGCCTTCTATAGAGTCTTACCATATGAGTACAATCTCTTACAAATCTAGCTTGTTGATTACTTCTTAAAAAGGCTGATGCATTAGAATCCACATCAGCTAATTGTGCATATCTAAAAGCAATTTCATGTTCTTCCGTATATTTGTTATCCCATGCCCATTGAACCATAGTAGATAAATCAAATGTTTCAGCAGCTGCTGCAACTTGATGATTGACCATTGTAAGCTTTTTAATCCAGTCAGGCATCTCTCCAAAATAATAACAAGCATTACTTAAACGTTTAGTAAAAAAAAATAACGCAGTAGGAACACTTCTTATTCTAGGTGGCTCAGTTAAAATTTGCTGACTATCAATATTAAATAGTGAAATAAAAAAATTAGTTACTGTTTCTCGACTTTTACCTGTTTTAAAATCTAAAAGATACAAAGTTACAATTTCATACATTATAATTTGAAAATAATTGCATTGGTTTTGTAATATAACCTTTGAACTTTCTACAATATCCTCAGAAACTTTATACAATATTAAAACCCAATTATTATTACATGTTTTATCACTTTTGAATTGTCTTGTTATATCTGTAAATGAAACAGCAAATAACTCTTTAAATTTAGCTAAAAACATAGCTTTAAAGTTGGAACATTTTAAAACATTTAATACTTCTTGATTGCCACGACTTCCATCATGGCGGTTTTCAATTGCTAGCACGTCTACCTGTGCCAACGCATCAGAATTTTCAGCTTCATCTTCCACTACTCCACTGTCCTGAAATAACCTTTTCTTGATATTTCTTTGAGGAGATATTGACACTGCTGCAAGTCTCGGACTAATTTCAGCAATTGATTTTTGAGGACTGGGATTATACTTTCGCTTTAGGTATAAAATTGCATTGTTGCAGTCGTCTGTAACTTGGGAGTTGAAGAGTGCCAGGGAATTTCCCTGATCCACCTGGTCATCATCTATTAAGTTTGAAATAACAGAACCACTGGTACTTTCTTCAAATAAATCATCTAAAGCATTTAAACTATCATCCACACAATCTGCTTCATGCACAATAAACCAATCAGACTGTTCATTAAGTTCTAAAGTTTCAGTACCTTTGTTAGGATCTCCCATGTTGAAAAAGTGTTCTGGAGCACCCAATACAAAGCAAAGACAATTCTTCCAGCAAAAGGTGCTGCAAAGTACGAACAGAAGCCTCGGTCGCAACAATAAATATCCTTACACCTGTTTTGCAACTATCACAATAGGTGTCTACTTTGTAAGGATTTCTTTGCTCCTCCTCCGGTTCTGCATCAAGCGACAATGACTCTTCAGTAGCAATTAAATTTGCAGGCAAAACTAATTCATGTAAATCTAATTCAATACCCTCCACAATAGGTTCTAAACCTCTCATTCTTTCCCTACACAATTTCTACACTCTGTTCTCCAATGACCTCTAACCAGTGACACTACTGCGTTTCGAGCGCAAACATCAAGCTTCTCGTCTTCGTCAAGCAATGCAAAACACACAATGCATCTAATTACAATCTCTTTTAAAGGCTTTCTGGCAACAGCATCTAAATTAGAACCAAGCACAACACATTGACGAAATTTCTGTCTTTCTATTAACGCGGAATGCAAAGTACATTTAATGCAGCATGCAAATGGCACATTAAATCTCCAAACTATACTAAGTCCCTTAGTATAAAATACAGCAAGATCTTGCAAGCTCGTATAAAATTTGCAAAATATACACCGCATTCGTAAATTAAAAAAACTAATTTGATAATATGAACAATATTCATCTAGACTGCGTGGAAAGTAAGTCTCCATGAGAAATGATTTTTTCTGAAGAATTCAAGAGATATTTATATGTACCTCTCCCGGTCATGGAAATTAGATATTAGGTGATTGTTGCCAACAATTTTAACAAGAACAAAAGTTTGTGCCGGAAACGGTATCGGCTGAAAGCCAGTTGAGATTGGCAGATAACAAAGAATTTTCTGCCAGGACGTGACTCAAACAGGCAGTGTCTGAACTTGAGTTCACCCGAGGCAATAAAACCAACCGAAAATGGTACTTACCTTTATTTTGGCGCGCGTTTTGTGCCGAAAATGGTTGAATAGTGTCCAGTTGGCTGTAGTTTCAGAGCTAATCTCTAAACTAAAGTTTGTTTATGTGGAGACTTGGCCAAATAACAATAATTACCGGGCGCGGTACAAAACTATGTGGACCACATGAGTCAGTTGCAGATGCAGCAAAATTTTTTATTGATTGCAGGTGCGATTACAGTCACAGCAAAAAGTTAACCACAAAAATGTTTAAGCTTTAGTTTTGCGCCTTTTTGTAGAACGTTTAGAGTTTGAATTTGAAGTTGTAATAGTTGTTCTTGTACGTTTGCGACCATTAAGCATACCAATTTGGTATAAAAATCTGCGTCCCAAATGAGACTGAGATAAATCGGAAGAAAACTTATCAGACATATCAACTGTCCAAAATGTTTTCCCTTCATAAGGATCTTTTTTGTCTGGTTTAGGATTTTCAGAAGGACAACGTGTAGCCAAAGAGTTTATAAATCTGTAAGCATCCTCAATACCTGCTGGAGCAGGAGGTATAAATGCTAAGTTCCAATTTTCTAATATATCTGGGTTCATAACATTAAGATGTGCTAGAACATCTGCAGTTAGTGGAACTTTGCAAAGCTGTACAACAAATTCAAATTCATACTCTTCTGCATGTCTCAAATATTGATTAAAATCTTCAGCCTTATATCTGTAACTTTCTTTTGTCAATGTCTGTTTATTATACACTGAAATATTAAAGTTAGTGTTTCTAGTATTATCTAAAATAGTAATAAATAAATCATCACCCCATAATATACCATTATTCATACCCTGAGCACGCTGAAGAAAGTAAGGTCTGTTAAATATTTGAGATTCAGTAGATGTCAAAGATCCACTTACTGAAGTATAATAAATATGAGAACCAATGTTATTATTTCTGGGGTTTGTAGTTTCAGGTGGATAGTAGTATTCGCCAGGTGTATTATCAGGCATAGTGTCACCAACCTTACCACCTCTGGTTCCATAATGTCTAGAATATAACTGTTCCCGCTGACCAAAAAAGAATATGTGATCACCATAAGGATCTTTGTGCATTTTAAGAAAATCTGGCCATTTACTAGTTTCACTGATTATGTCTAAAGGAAAGGAAGATCTGTCTTCACACAGAGTAGCAAAGTTTACTGCTCCAAAACCTGTGTCACTCATGTTACCATCTTCAATTGTAGAATTTAACAATTGAATTGGAGGACAAGTGCCTTTCTCTGGATCTTCTTCACAAGATTTAGCTTTATCCCAGTGTTCTCCTAGAGGAGGTACACAACCAACAATGAATAACTGATTTTGTTTTGGTTCTACTGCAACATCCAAGCGGTCATCTGTGGTTTGAGCTCCAGGATAACCTCTAGGGCTTTCCGCATCTACCAATTTATTAAAAAGCGGATGTCCACTTACACCTACTCCTAATGGTCCACCTCGACCAAACTGAACTGCTCGCAGCCGCCATACGAGCCTTTCTTCCTCTGGATTATATATAGTTGGATCTACCAAAGCAAATTTATTAGGGTCTGGTAGGCGTAGTCTAAAGACCCTAAACTGAGATCCAGATACTTTAGGAACATCAATTTTAGAGGAATCTGCTGGATCATGAATAGGAAAATATGGATGTCCAACAGTTAACAGACGGTCTGTACTTGCACAAAAAAATACATTTGTAGAGCGAACATATTCATCTGTATGCAGAACCCTTGGTGTGGGCCTTGCTGGAGGCAGATACAATTTGCCGGTGTTCGGAAGCCAAAAGGACATCTGTAAAACATTAAAAATCAATATATTTACGTTTTCGTTTTCGCCTGAGCAAGTCAGGATGCACAATAAAGTTCTCCCCTTCTATATCAACTGTTATATCTGGTTGTATAGGAATTGCAGGTATACTAGTGCTTATAACTGTATCATCTATATTAATTTGGGGATAATCTACAATCAAATTGCCAACATCTGGTACAAATACTTTAAGGCCTATTCCTGGAGCAAATGTTGGTATTTGAACCCTATCCCTTGAAGAAAACGTGGATAAAACTAAATGTGAGTTTTGAAACTGTTCTTCCATGACATCTTCTAATAACTCGTCGGGATAAACGTCTGAAATAGATTCAATTCCATCATAAAAATTGCTCTCAGCAATTGGATTTACAAGAACAGATTCACCTGAAAATGAGCCATATGATGGCAATTCAATTTCTTCCACAGGTTCTATAGTACTTATATTGTAAAAGAAATGTACCTTTTGGCCTATCTGAAGCCCACTTCTAGTGATCATGGATGCCTTCTGACCTAATCTACTAACTCTTACACCTTCCTCAGTTTCAGAAAATATAGGCCTACTTAAAGTAACAATGTCTTGAAAATCACTGTCTGGAGCAGCAGCTACTTCATTAACATCTTTTTCAAATTGTAAGGTAACCTCCTCTTCAAAGGCGGGATTTTCAAATTCAAATCTGACAAGGCGGGAAGGTTGAGTGATGAATTCTGGGTTTCTGGTTTGAACCTGTTGTACAAATCGATTGTACAATCGTTTACCTTGAGTGACCACCCTCTCCAAACGTTCAGTAGGCGTGCTATATTTAGGTACCGCCTCTTCTATTATATCAAACTCAGCAAAGCTAGTTATAGGGCCTAGCTCTATGTCTTCAAAGCCAATTGATTCACCTACCAAATTTGGATCAACAAAAACATTTATATCAGGATCTGTATATTTTGCTTGTGGAAAAACATTTAATTGAATGTCATTATTTGTTGATAAACCTACATCTAATGCTATTCGTTTTGGCGGTGTAGGCCCTGGCTGAAAGTCCACAATATTTACCTCTGAACCTGTATTTATAATATTTGGCTGCTGATTACTTGTAGGTAAATCATCAGTTGGCTGAAATGGTGTTGTTATATCTAATGTTGCTACATCTGTTGTGGGCCCTACAGTATCAAATGCTGGCACTTCAGGTGTTCCTTCAACTAATGGAATTATTGAGGGAGCCTCTGGATTTATCACATCCAAAGGGATTATGTCTGCCCCACCTAAAGGATCTATTGGAATTGCAGGTCTGCTAACAGGAATAGAAGGGGCTTTGGTTGTAGTGCCTGATAAAGGTCTGTAACCTCCAAAACCCCCAGATCCTTTCCCAGTGCCTATACCCAAATTCCCTAAATATAATATACTACCAAAAATTGTTAAAAGACGATCAGCAAGTGTTGTTCCTTCTATTTTATTTTGAACATCAGGTATGCAATCGCCACCAAGCTTGCAGCTTTTATATAAGTCAGTAGGAGAGGCACGTTTAACTCTTTTCGCACGCAGCATAATTACAAACTATATGTGCACAAACAGAATCACAAACTATCCAAAGCGCCCAAGGAATATGAGCTTCCTTTAGGAAGGTTTACAGCATGTAAAAATTTAGTTCTTTGATCATTACTAGAAAAAGCAATAAGCATTCTACCACTGTTTTTATCACAGTCATCATCACCTATCCATTTAAAGACTGAACTTGCAGCTTGATAC